AAGTCGGGGTGACAGGATTCGAACCTGCGACCTCCTGGTCCCAAACCAGGCGCTCTAGCCAAGCTGAGCCACACCCCGATATGCTGTTTTGCCGTTTCGTTTTTGTTGCCTCACCGAAGCGACTTCGATATAATATCACCCTATTCCATACTTGTCAACACTTTTTTACATTTTTTTAAATTAATTTTTCAAATACGATACATTCCGCGTTTTTACGATGTTTTCGACAACCTGAAATAACAGTTTTACTGACTCCTTAAATGATTTATTAACCGCACTTTCTGCTGTAGGAAATCGGGCAAGAAAAAAGGCGGTTTTATCACAAACCGCCTTTTAGTGGACTAGACGGGAGTCGAACCTATTATTTTTCTCCCAAATTATCAGTATTCATGCATGGTGTAATGATTTTGGGGAAATTTTGGGGAAATTTCTAATTATATTTTATTCTTTATATATAGGAAGGTTCATCCAAAGTTTCCCGTTTTAAGACTCTGAATCTTCGATTATTGTATACTCCACCTCCATTCCGTCAGCTTCATGCTCGATAAATTCATTTAAATCGAACAGATCTTCTATCTCTTCCCACTCTTTGTGTAAATCCTCGAACTCTTCGTTAGGCTCAAAGAAATCCTTCAACTCTTCAAAACTGTATGATTTTAACTCTTCTCTTGCTTTTCTATTATATGGTACTTCGCTCCGTTGACCTCCTTAGCAAAGCTCTTCATCATTGTTGTAAGCTGTCCTGCGGCGCTTACTCCTGCTCTCTTGCAGGCCTGTGTATATTCGTCAACTACATCTTTTTTGAGTTTGTAGCTTTTGGATATCCAGCCTGCCTTTTTTGCATATTTCTCTGTTGCTATTGTCTGTGGTTTTGGGTTTCCTGTTGGCATGTTAATTGTCACCTCTTTTCAGATATATAATGTCTAATATTCCGCTTAGCGCGCTTGTCAGTATGGCAACTCCTATGAATATGTCTAATCCATTTTTAATTGCCAGGTAACATAAGCATATGAATGTCACCCATGTTGAAATTGTTATTGTTTTAATCATAGACATTTTTAAACAGATGCTGTAAAATAGACGGTGAGCAGTGGGATTTACCCACCGCCTTAGTGCTTACTTAAAGAATGTTTCGTATATCATGCATATCGTTGCCGCCAAGCTTTGAATTATGCTGAATACTAAGACCACATCTTTGAGTTTGCACTTTTTCTTTTTTCTTTTCTTACTCATCTGTCTTTACCTCCTTACAAGTATATAATATCATATGGTGCACCATATGTCAAGTATTGTTTAAAATTTCTTTTAATTTTTCATAAAAATAAAGGTATCCGCCATTCTGACAGATACCTTTATTTTTGTGTTGTAATTATTTAATTTGCCGAATCCATTGGAAGCTCATTGGTATACTTTGATAGCGCCTTTTTGACCGTGCGCCATACCTTTTTGACCGGTAATCCGCATAATGACATATTCTTTAATATACTGACTATCTCGTATGCAATATATAACAGTGCGAAAAACTCCATTGTTCCGACTGTCTGTTCCGGAAGATATGTTCTTGCACCGGCCGGGATGAATCCGATGAGGTTCAATCTTATGATTGAGTCGACAAGAGCCAAAAGCACAAGAGAAATCAACATACCGACCTTTCTGATTGCTCCATTGATTCCAAAGTTTGAATTGAACTTTTTCTCCTTGATTGCTCGTAATACTCCGAAGATAGTGTCCATCACTATACAAATAACTACTATCTCCATAATTTTGTTGCTTGCTGTTGTTGCAAAAAATCTTGTAATATCATTCATCATTTTTTTCCTTATCCTTTCAAAAGTCTGTATGTTGTGAGAAGTCCGACACATGCATCCTGTGTCAGTCCTCTATTTTTTTGGAATACCATCACACATTTCGAGAGGTAGTCGCTCCATTCTTTATAGTCTGTATCTAGCTTAGTAAAGCTATATACATTATGTAGCGTTTTCCTCAGCCACTTGATTGCTGTCGGACAGTAATGTTTCTGGCCGCTCCACAGGTTGTGGCTCTTTGCGAATGCCTGCGAGTCTGCTCCAAATTTACCATCCTCTTTCAGTGCATCAGCTCCTTTAAGGTCGAAGCCTACATTCATAGCATGCTGCCATTTTCTGACTTCTTCGTTTTCCAGATAGTAATCAATGTCGCCCTTCCAGCTCTCATTGCTTGGCTTGACTGGCGCAGATGCAGGCTGGCTTGTTGCTGTTGCATCATTTGCTCCAAGTTCCACGTATAAGAGGCTTGCATCCGTGCTGTTATTGAGTCCGGAGCAGGTGAATGCGCTGGTGTACTGCCATCCGTACAGACTGTGTACAATAGTAGGCTTCTTGGCATCGTTCGGATCATCCCCGATTGTCATTCCTTTAGTGGATGGGTAGCGGGCTATCCAGAATGGACAGTTAATCTGATTGGCATATGGCAGGATATAGGTGTTGTAGAAACTAAGCCCGGTGTATACTCCAAAATCAAGCCCTGCCGCCTTTATTTCTGATTGATATGTATTGATAATGTCGATTAGGGTCTGTCCAAGTCCTTGCTGGCATCTGTCCTCTACATCAAGCCATACAAATGTCTTTCTTCCTGCAAGTACCTCAATTACTCTCTGTGCATCCGTCTTTGCCTTTCCTACTGTAGTGGCGTATGAGTAATTATATACGCCCTGAATCGGCATTCCGGCTTCTGTACAGCCTTTCCAGTTTGCTTCAAAGGATTTGTCCGGGTTCAGGTCCTTTCTGATAATTTTCAAAATAGCAAACTGTACACCAGCCCATTTAACTTTGCCCCAGTCTATTGAGCCCTGGTATGATGATACGTCAATTCCTTTCATCTTATACTCCTTTCTCTATGTCGTCTGTATCACAATATCTTCTCATATTATATTCGAGTATATATCTCCTCTTTTGTGATTCTTTTGCTTTCCTATTTGAGTTATAGCTGGATCTCCGCCTTAGTTAAGTGCTTAGATCCTCGAGCCTGGACTACCTCGATAGGTAATCTCTGACCGGCCATATTATCACCTCCTTTGTTTATACCGCATTTCTAAATACCTCTTGTAACTAATAATGTTCCACCACTTAATCCTGACGGTAATCCTGTCAGCTTTCCTCCAGAAACATCGAGAGTAATGTTTGTTGATGTTGGCGAACCATAATATGCTGGTTTATAATAGTTTACGCCGTTGAAAGCATACATGGTTGTATTATTAGAACCGCCCCACTGTGATTTTGTAGTCTCATAAGCGTAACCGTATGCTTTGATTACACCAGATGCTGTCTTAAAAGATACTGTTGGATTTGTTACATCTACAAGATACGCTTCACAGTTGTTATTGCCACCTGATGCAGTTGCTTCATATGAGCCCGTCACACCAAGAATAGAAACACCTTTCTTGATATTGGAAGCAATAATCTTTGCCTGTTCTGACTCACTGATAGCAACTTTCCCTGACCCATCGTGATATCCTTGTGGGATTGTATACGCACCATCTTTTGTGCTGATTTCGCCTGTCACAGCACCATTGTTCAGCATAGAACCTGTCAGTTTTCCGTCTTTTCCATAGGCAGTTTTACCGGTTAAGATATCTGGTGCAGTAGCGGTAGCATCTGATGTATCTGTTTCTGAAGAAGTTCCTTCCTGAATCTTCACGTAATAATAACCATCTTTCAGTCCGTCATCAGGATAAGCACTTGAATTATCCGAAGAAACATATCCAATGAAGCTTCCTTTTCCTTCTGTATAGGTATCACCAATATCTAATCTGTAATAATTTTTCGTAAATCCGGATGGATATGAATATATATTAGATAATTGATACACAGATTTAGGATGTGTTTCTGCACCTTTTCCTTTGATATAACTAAGTCCGTCACCTAATACAGCTTCTTTTCCTTTCAGCAGAAAATATCCATCATCTGTTGCAATATAGTAACCATATACAAAACCCGAATAATCAGATGGTGCTGTTGTTCCAAGATGCGTTGTTGTAACATCCCATACCTTTCCAATATGCTTTTTCCAGATATATTTACCATCACCGACATCCTCAAGCGTACCAACAATTTTTGCACCAGTTTTATCGTGAGCAATTTCACCACTTATCAATTTGTCTGGTGTTACTGTATCTTCTGTCAAATCAAGTAATACCTTACCGGCATATTCCACTTTATTTACAGTCATACTCAATTACCCCCTAACCAATCGTTACTGTAGTTCCACCGGCAGAATTTTCGGATTCTACATACGGAATCTTTTCCACTGTAACCTGTGACAGATGCGTATATCCAGCATCCGGCAGAATGGTCTGTTGTACACTTGACGGAGTGACCGTCTTAGCCTGTGCCTTTACTCCCTCACTGCCGCTCATCGTACCTTTTACTCCGAGGATGGTCACACCCTCTCGGATATTATTAGCGGTCAGTTTCTCCTTTTCTGTGGCATCGATTCCGACCTTGCCGGAACCATCATGGTAGCCCTGTGCAATCACATAGCTGTCTGTCAGAGTCTTGATAGAGCCTGTCACAGCTCCATTATTCGGCATCGTGCCGACAAGCTTTGTACCTCTTGCGTAGGCGGTTTTGCCTTTTAAAATCTCCGCAACTGCGGCAGTGGCATCGTTAGAGTCTACGTCGAACGTGCACGCTCCCGTGACCAGTTCTCCGTCTTTTCCATGTGCCGTGATACCGCTCAACAGCTTATCCGCAGTCACAGTATCTCCTGTTAAGTCAATCAATGTCTTTCCACCATATACTACTTTATTAATACTCATATTTTACAATTCCTTTCCAATAAATATCGTCTGTCCACCTTCAAGATTTGACACCTCGAAGAATGGAATTTCTTTGATTTTTACATTTTCTGTCAGAAACTTTTGACGTGTCGCAAGCTCTTGTTTTTCGACTTTTGGCGTGACCGTGTAATCGCCCTTGTAGTAATCCACTCCAACATTGTCGGAAACAACCTGTAAATGCTCAAAGTCAACCTTGATCTGCTTTTTATCAAGCTCGCGAAAAGTTACATCGAATCGCATCAAATCACTCCTTCTTTCAGGATCCTGCCAACATATACTCTCATGATGTCGGATGCAAGAGCCTCTCCGGCTGTAGTCCGCACTCTTATTTGCATCTCAGCCCGTGAGTGCGGCTGTTGCTGCAATCTCAGCGTGTCCTCCTGTGTCAGAGCCAGTGATACGGATGTTCCGGAACAACTGCAATCCGACAAGGTTTTTTCCAACACCGTTTTTTCGCCTTGTGCTATCGTGACATACATCTCTGCAATCAGTGATGTGTCAAATGGCAGTGTAAACTCCAACGTAGGTGTGGTGCCTCTTATCATGCTATCCCTCCTAATATCCGAATCTCGTAATGGCGGCAGCATCTGACCACCAGCCAAACGTATCATTGCCTCCGTAAGCTCTTACTTCCACTGTCGCACCGTCCATTCCGTCAGCGATAAAATCATCTGTGTAATTCGTTGCATAAAATGATGTATATGTTGCATCAAATTCTTTGTAAGATCCATCTGCTTTTGTAACTCTAACTTTATAACTCGTTGCATTTTCAACTTCTGACCACTTTACCGCTACGCAGGTGTAATGAAAATACCTTAATGCACTCTTGTAGTAAGACGCGTACTCCACTGTCGGTGTACCGAGGATGCATTTCTCAATCCAGTTTTTTACAGCATTGCTAATAGCATCTTCTAAAGCACCACCAGGTTGAAAATTAATATCTGGGATTTTAACAGACGGCGGATTAAGTGGTGGCGTACATGCCGACACCGGTACGGCACTGGAAAGAGCCAGTGTGAGCGCGCAGATTATTGCTACTAATTTTCTTCTTTTTCTTTTCATGTCGATTCCTCCTTTAATTGCTTATTGTGCTTACTTTGGTTAGTGCCTGACCGATTGTCCCTCTGTACTCATACCGATACTCATTCTGTAGTCCGCTGTCAGGATAAGCACTACGGTTTGCTGACGTCACATACTCAGATGTGTACCCGGCAGAATCTACATGCTGAGCGTTGTAACATTTCATCACGTATACTTCTATCCCATTTTTTTCTGTAACAACGTCAAACGTCGCATTGGTTGCAACCTTGAATACGCCGTTATTTCCGGATTCTTGTTTAACGTATTTTCCACGCAGGAAATTCAGCTTTTGATAATCGCTTGAAGCTGTAACATGATACGTCTTTACAGGATCGGCAAGGACGACTTCTCCATTTTCCTCGCTGATTGCATCACTGTAGCTGATTGTAAAATTAGGTTTCATTCCAGCAACGTTCGCTGGCCAATTCCCAAGAATTAGTGCTTTTTCTGCGGCCAAATTTGGAATCAGCTTAGAACTGATCTTCTCCCAAATATGCACATTGACAATCTTATCCCGTTCCAATTCAAGATCATTTTCAATTTCTTTCCTTAACTCTTCTGCCTGTTTTTTTGCTTCCAGTGCCGCATTATCTGCATTGGTTGCTGCCTGCTTTGCTATGTTTGCGTTTGTGGTGGCTGCCTGCGCTGCCTGATCCATATCGTTAATAACTGTTCTCATAGAAAGAAATTCTTTGTCACTCACGAACCCGTCTGTCTTGTATACTGAGCTCACAATTTTTGTATAAAAAGTCGCTGATTTTAGTTCTTTAGAGTCTTTGGTCAGCATTATTTCGCCCTTACCGGTACCAGATGCCGCAAGCATCTGCTCTGTGTACGTTACGAGAATCTTGTTGCCTGATATCGTGCAGTCATTCAGGATCTCATTGCCGTCGGGCTTGTAGTATTTGATTCTGGCAGTGGTGCCAGTCGGTATTGTAAATACCTGCTTATTCTGTAGGAGTGTCACAGCTACTATTCTTGAGTTCTTATCGCCCTGTTTTACTACGACATATTCAAAAGGGCTTCTGTCGTCAAGGTCTACTGTGATTTCCTGTGTTATTTGTAAATCTGCCATGTATGCCTCCTTATTCAGAGATTGCTTCGTTCACACTACTCTTTGCGAATAATTCAAGTGTGTCTACTGCTTTGAGTACTGAATTATCAACTATTACTCTGTTCAGTTTTGCATTTGCCGTTGTAACTTTTCCTGTTTCGTTAATGACGTCATACGTTACGGCCATTCTCTTAACCGAGCCATCTGTTGCTGTTGCTATTGCCTTAATGTTAATCACTGCTGTTTCCTCCTAATCTAATTGATAAAGTAATGTGTTCATATATGCCGACACATCATATATATAGTCTGTATCATCCTTTTCCCGTGTGTGTGCTTCCAATCTTAAATTCTCATAATCTCTTTGTATGGTCTTGACTTCCCAAGCGAATTTTAAGTTTTTTGTTCCTTTTACAACAAAATACGATGGTGTGCGCTCTGATACATAGCAATCGCCCGGACCGTATTTTGTCAAAAATACATCATATAGATATTCCAGGTCTATCGTTTGAGCAAATTTCTCGTCGATGAAAATTAAGCACTTTCCTGTTTCGTCTGTCTGTGCAGCTCCGACATCTCCAAACATCGGGCTTGGTGTCTCGTAACAGCATAGTAAGCGCTCACCATAATCTTGCGTTCGCACAACTCTGTGCTTGCTCCCGGTGCAATATAATGCTGTTGCCGATATATTTGTATATTGTCCGCTGTTTGGCGCACCATCAAGACTAAGGCTATGATTGTAGAGAGAACATTCGCTACCATCTCCAGTCGATGAACCTCTTAGGGCTATAGAGCCTATTCTGTTGTTGGTAACCGTGATTGTATTGGTTTCTTCATCATTGAAGCCATATATGTTGCTTTTATGTATCGTAAAGCCTTGTTTCTTTTTTTTATCGTAAACGCTAATGCTGGGTAAATTGCCTATTTGGATTAAATTGATGTCGCCACCATTGATTTTAACGTCGTTGCATGTTAGTTTTCCATCTTCCGTCATCTCCGAGCTGTCGCTTTTCCATGATATTTTTTTGGCTTGGCACCTTATGGACTCTGCGCTTTGCTCTATTTGGGATGTGACTTCATCGGCCGTGACCCTGCTCTTTATAGCATCGGCATTTAGTTCTATTGCAGCATTTGCCTCTCTTTTATAGCTTTCAAGTGCATTATTTGCATCTGTCATTTTCTGTGTTGCGTTTTCTTTTGTTTCGTATGTCTTCGAGACTTCAGCCGATATTTTTCCGGCCTCTACTGTCAGCGCTGATTGCATTTCTGTAGTCGTTGAGTAGTTCTTGAGCTTATCATCAGTGGCGGAATTGGCATTGCTCTCTGCCTGATCTGCAAGTTCTTGTGCTTCTGTCGTAACGCTTTGTTTGTATTCCACCGACAACGACTCAGCCTTGACCGTTCCGGCTTTGATGAGCATACCGTCGAGTTCTCCGGCGCCGATGAAGTCTGCTATGATTGTCCCATCCTGCTGAATTGCCACGTTGAACGGTCCATTAACTCCGTTCGATGAGTGGCCAAGTCCTGCCTTATTCCACCTCCATACATTCTTGGCGGTCTTGGTGTCCGGAGTGTCCATGACGAAAATCTCTTGTGGATTCTCAGGCGGATAGAGTACTACATAGCCGCCGCTGTTGCCGGTGATGGCGGCTGTTGCATCCGCGATTCTTTGTTTGAGGCTTGCTTCCAGCTTCTCCGAAAATGTGGCAGTCTTTATTATTCTGTCAGCCTGCTCCTTGCTCTCAGCTGTAATCTGCTTGGTGAGGTTGGTTCTTGTCTCTCCGATTTCCACGTTCTCGGCACGCTCTTTAAGGACATTGTATGTGTATGATACAACCTTCGCCTTTACATCGATGTCGAGCTTTTCAATGATGACTGTTACTATGTCGCACAGGTCTATGCTGTTGAATGTGGCCAGATTCTCATTTCCTTTGATTTTGTTCATATCTTGGAACGAGGCTTTGATTGAGATACTTGGCTCATCGATACCGCTTTGAGCATACGCTGTTGCAACTTTTCGAAGCATGTCTTCTGTGATTACTACACCATCCTTGAACTTGTCGGAAAAATCCACCGGCTCGCATTTGAGTCTAGCATACCGGTCAGCGTTCGGAGTCTTTATGATGCCCTCTGAAAGCTTCACGAGGATTTCTTCCTCGCTTGTCTCGTCCTTCTTGTAACGTGCATATGGGAATATTGCAGTCACTGTGTTGGCTATGTTCTTCTCCTGCTCAGCTGTAATCAGGTTCTTTCCGTACCGGATTGTCTCGCCGGTATCCTTGCCTCTGCTTTTCCAGAGCTTTATCGTGAAATTATCAAACTGGTATTCACCGCCCCATGTGTCAAGAATCGAGCCCTCGACTCCTCCCAGCATCTTTCTGACGCTGATTACATCATCTACACCGGTGCTGTTGCGTGTCTGTATGTCAGACCATGCCGTATAGTTGTTTGGTACTGCTGCCTGCGAAAGAACCTGCTCAATTGCCTGCTGTGGATTCTTTCCCTCTATCACCGGCTGACATATCGGGTTGCTGTTCAGTTCATAGCTTATATGTTCGGCATAGAATGTATTCACTCCTGCGATTGTCTTTCCGGATTTGTATATTCTGAAAAGCTGGTCATTATCCTTATTATTCGGCTTGGCTTTTATAATCGCATCCTCAGTAAGCTTATCAGCATACACTCCATTCTCGGGGTACTTGAGCGTCAGCTCGAAGGTGCCATTTCTTACCTCTTTGACCGTACACTCTGTTGCATCCTTTAAGAATCCTGTGCCGTTTCCTGTGAAATCGCTTGTTTTGGCTTCATAAAGTATTGGTATCATAGGCTACACCACCTTGGTGTTAATTCTATCCTACTGACGTTTCCGCTCCATCTGATGTCATTTTGTCCTGCTGCAAGCTTCGGGAAGAGTGTTGTAAGCATCTGATTGTTACATAGTGTGTGGTCTTTGTATGCCGTCATCTGCTCGCTGTCGACCTCAATATATCCGTTCACATCCTTGAAGGTGTGTGCCCTGTTATTGATGTACAGAGTTACCGTGCCGGATCCGTATATTTTCATGTACGGTAGCGCGGTGAAATTCTCTGTATTGTATATCGTGGCTGCCTGTGACAGTGTGATTACTTTCTGCCCGGCATATGAATATTTGAATGGGTGACAGGTGAATGTCAGGTCTATCTTTCCAATAAGCATAACCGCCACGTCCTGAGCTGACAGTTCGCTCTCGAAGAGGGCTTCTCTGAAATAGCCCTCCTCGTAGGTATCATCCAGTCTCTTGTAGCCCGGCTCCTTTGAGAGCCATCCTGCAATGGCTCTCGCTGTATCCTCGATTGAAAAGTCGTTATTGTCGTCGAGCATCATAAAGCAGCTGTATTTCTTGGAGAAATCGCTATACTCGCCGTTGTCAAGCTCGTCTGTTTTGCCGTTGTAGACAATATTTCCTCTTCCCGGGATATTGATTTTTTCAATTACCGGCTTAGGAGCTCCAAAGACATTATTTTTGGAATTGATTGCTAAACCATATTCTAGTGAACTGTGTCCATTGTATGTAAAGCTGTTAATGTAGTCCTTAAGCATATGCTGCCTCATCCCTTTCTTTAATCTGTGCAGCCACCTCGAGCACCTCTTCTGTGAGCTCTCTGATATCCTGCTTTCTGTTGTTATAGAAATTTTCAATCTTCATTTCTACCTTTGTGTCTCCTGCTCCTCTCTTGCCGAGTGCCTCTTCAAGAGTCCTGTTCTTGGCTCCGTCGGTCAGAGGTGTGACGATGGTTTGTCCGTTTACTACCTGCAGTATCTCTGGTCCCGCCTCAGCTACGATTGCCTGTCCTTCCTTCAGTTTTCCACCTTTCGCAAGCCTAGGGAGTCTTAACCTTCCGATTTTGCTGATTGAAACTCCGGGTATCTTATTAATTAATCCAATAGCTCCGTTAATCAGTCCAATGGCTCCGTTAATGGTGTTCTGAATCATGCTGATTACTCCGTTGATTCCTGCCTTTACGGAGCCGCTTATTGCTCCAGCTATTGATGTGCCTAGCCTTGTAAACGTGTTCTTGATCGTGTTCCAAAGTCCGGAGAAAAATGAACCAAAGTTCGAAAATACTGCTCTGACTCCATTCCACGCTGCTCCGAACGTATCTCTGAAGAACGAGCCGACAGAGCTGAATATCGTCTTGACTGCATTCCAGAGTGTCTTAAAGTAATTTACAAAGCCGGAAAATATATTTTTGATTTCATTCCATGCTCCCTTGAAGTCTCCTGACAGCACGTCCTTGACGACTGCAAACACTCCCTTGATTGCAGTCCATATGGCTGAGAAATATGCCACTACGACATCCCATACCGCCTTGATGATGTTCCAGGCATTACGGAAGAACGACCCTAGCACCTCGCCTACTACAGAGAATACGACCTTGATATTCTCCCAGATAAGTGTGAAATACAGTACGGCCACATCCCATATTCCCTTGATTGCAATCCATGCTACATCAAAGAAGCCGCTTAGCACTGTTCCTACTACCGAGAAAATAACCTTGATATTCTCCCAGATAGCCTCAAAGTACGGTGATACGAGGTTCCATACAGATTGAATGATGCTCCAGCAATCAGAAAATATCTGTGCTATGTCAGAGCCTATCTGCCTGAGCGTGTCGACCGCTGCCATGATATACGGCTCTATCAGAGCCCATATCTCCTGTGTCTTGGTCCATATGGTTTCAATGAAGCCCTTGATTGCTTCAATAATCGGCTCAAGGAATGATTTAATTGCTTCAAACACTGAATTGACAGCATCCCTGAACCATTCGCACTTGTTATACAGCGCGACGAAAATCGCTATCAGTGCCGCCACCGCCATAATCACTATCATGATAGGGTTCGCGGCCAGAGTTGTGTTGATTGCCGCTATCACAGGCTGTAAGAGCTTGGCAATGTTGATAATGCTCGAGACTGCCGTGCATAGCTTGCCAATGATGATGAGTACCGGTGCCAGCGCCGCAAGTACTGCTATGACTGTTAAAATTATCTGTTTGGTGCCTGAATCAAGGTTTTTGAAATTTTCAGTGGACTCTTTAACCTTTGCACTCACTGATGCAATCATCGGTTGAAGCATTGCAAGTGCCTCTTGTCCTAAATCCGTTGCTGTGTTCTTTATCTGATTTAGTGCTTTCTTGGCTTTATTGCTGTCGGTATCCAGTTTGTTAAAAGCGCTTTGCGTCGCGCCGGCGCTATCATTCATTGCAGCAAGTGTATTGTTGAAGTCGTCCGCGCTATCTCCGAGCAGTACCATAGCTGCCTTTCCTGCTTCGCTACTGCTCCACAGGTCGCTGAAACTCTTGTTATTTTCATCAGCATATTGCTTTAGTATTGCAAGAATATCAGACAGTGAATTTCCGTCAGCACTCAGCTGTGAAAATGACTTTCCGGTCTTTTCTCTCAGGATCAGGTCGACCGATGTTCCTCCTTTTCCCAATTCGTTAAGCATTGAGTTGAGGTATGTTGTACTTTCAGCCGTGGCAATACCTTTGGCTGTCATATCAGCGTATGCAGCACATAGCTGGTCTATCTGTACATTATTTGCATTCGCCGTTGGGATTACTTTACCCATCGCACTTGCAAGCTCATTAACAGTGGTTTTACCAAGGTTCTGTGTCGTGATGAGCATATCGCTTATATGCTCCGTTTCACTTGCTTCAAGACCGTATGCATTTAAGGATGTTGTAAGTATGTCTGTAGCGGCCGCTGTATCCGTGAAGCCCGCCTTTGCAAGCTTGCTAGCATTGGCTACGAAGGTTACGGCATCTGCTGTGTTCACGCCTCCGGATATAGCATTATATACAGACTCAGCTATATCATTTGCCGACTGTCCTGTGTCATCGGATAGTTTAAGTATGGCTGAGCTCATATCATCCATAGACATTACGCTCGAATCGGCTATTGTTGACACTTTGGCCATTGCATCCTCGAAGCTTGATGCGCTTGCTATTACAGCCGTGCCTACTGCTGCCGCGGTAGCGCTTACAGGTTTAAGCTTTTCGCCCACTCCGGTTATCTTCTCGCCGGCCTTCTTGAAGCCATCTGCCACGTTGTCGAGTTTTTGATTATTGAATTCTTCCGTCTGCTTCTTAAGGCTTTTAAGATCCTGCTCCGTCTGAACTATCTCACGCTGTATCTCTCTGTACTGTTCTTCACTGGCTTCGCCCTTTTCAAACTGCGCCTGCACCTGTTTTTCTGCTTCTTTAAGCACATTCAGTTTTTCTTTGGTCTGATTGACCGATTCAGCAAGGAGCTTCTGCTTTTGGGCTACAAGCTCTGTATTCTTAGGATCCAGCTTGAGCAGCTTATTGACTTCCTTGAGTTCGCTCTGCAGGCTTCTGCTCTTTTTGTTCACATCATCAATGGATTTTGTCAGATTGGTGGTATTTCCGCCTATCTCGATTGTGATTCCCTTTAATACGCTTTTTGCCATTTAGCTTTTTCTCTCCTTTCCGAATTTTTCTCTCAGAGACTGCCTGTCAGGTTTCGTCTGTGTGATTCGCCAGCAGTTATCCAGGTACTCTCTGCCCTTCTCTGTCTGATTCAGGCTATAGATGTATGCCTCTCTCATATAAAAGAGATACTCATCCAGCTCCATCAGCTGTATTTCATTCAAATTGAGCCCCGTGTAATCCATAACAAGCTTCTCTCCCTTTGTCTTGAGTAGGAAGTGCGATTTTTCCCCGAAGTCGTCCGGATAATAGGGCAGTTTTAGTTTGGGTCCTTAGATACTCCCTGCACGAAATTCATATACTCGGTGATGAATATACTCATTTCCTCGAAATCGTAATTTTCCGATATGATTCTCGGTGATATCTTTTTCTTCTGCAGATTGTTTGACATGGTCTCTGCCACTACCTCTGCCATGGTGTCCATTGCATCATCGAGTGAAATCTGGCTGGTGTCTAAGCTCTGTACTGCTGCCAGCTTGTGGAACGTAGCCTTGACCGGCATCTTGACTGTGAGCTTCTCGCCCTCCTTGTGGATTATTTCTCCATTCTTTCCCTTGATGTCATAGTCCTTGAGTGTGACGTGGAAAAATCTTCTCTTGATCTGATTGAAATTTAGTGCGTAGCTTGCCATTTTCTTTCCTTTCTTCTGAAAAGCGGCAGCTCAGACCTACTGTGCTGCCGTACATTTTTTATTCTTTCGGGTTCGCTGCCTGGCTTGCAGTGCCGCTCTCCTCGTAGAAATCGATAAGGGTACCCTCTTCATCCATCGGCTCTGCTTTAAACTCTGCATCTGTGACAGTTTCCTTGTCTTTTGCAAAAGCGAGTGAAAAGCCTGCCTGATTGCTTCCAACAATCATCACGTAAAGGTCTCCGTCGACCGGATCCTCGTAGTGGAAACAGATAACATACTTTTCTCTTCTCTGATTAGAAATTCCGCCGAATTTCACTCTCTTGTATGTTTTCTTATTTTTTCCTGTGAACTCGCTGACGCGTGCAGTGTCGCACATCTGCTTGAATACCTGCGAGTTGAATGTCATAATACCTGTCTTGAGCGTTACCTCTTCCTCAGTCATGACGGTCTTACTCTTTTTACCGGAGTCATCCTTGGCTGTGTAGTATGATGGCTTGTACTCAAGCGTAGCGCCGCCGGAGATATACGCCATTCTGTTTGTTTCTTTGCAAAATTCTGTCGGATCCGGCACTGTTCCTGAGAATGTCTCAATATGCACATTTCCCGAACCTAAGATAATTTGTTCTTTCTCTTCCATCTTTTTCTCCTTTTCAAATTTTTTCGGTGATATCAAAGTCGTATGACGTCTGTACCATGTTCTCGCTGTCAATTTTCACCTGGTTCTTTCTGAATTCAACATCAAACAGAACCTCGCGCTCAATTCTTGATTCGATTGTTTTGTCCGGCTTTCTGTCAGTGTACAGCTCGAATGAAGCACTTATGTCTCTAATCATATTCTTCTGATCAGAGCCACGCTGTGTCTCATCTATCAGGTAACAGATGTAAGGTAATGTGGGTGCCGGTGTTCTGCTTGTTATTGTGAACTCATTAAGAGCCATCGGAAGATTAAGCTTCCTGAAGCGCTCGATGATTGTATCCAGTGTCATAGTCTTTCTATCCCTTCGCTTATTCCTTTAACGAAACGCTCCTCTGCTTCTTTCTCGACAGGAGCGATGTGTTCAAACGCTCTGACTCTGCCCGAGCCATTGCGCTTTACGTGACCTTTTTCAAGCAGGTGTGTCAGCTGATAGTGCTTTTTGTTGTAAACTGAGTATGTGACCTCTCCTGTCAGCTTTGAGACTCTTTTCTCTCTGATTTTGGAGTCCCAGTCTTTGGTATACTTTCCGGTTCTTTCCCGGTATGGTCCGCCCTTTTTCAGCTCGTCGGATGACCACTCTGCAGTGTCCTTTGCCTGTTCATTGACTATCTCTGTGACTGTTCCTGTGTAGTCCTCCATGAGCTTGTTGAGGGTTTCCGCAAGCTCGTCTGATGTGATTTTAACCTCCATACCTGCCTACTCTCTCTGCCGCATACAGCTCTATCCTGTCATCGTTTCTCGGTCCGTATGTACGGTATATGGTGAGGCGCTTGCCGTCGTATATGCACTCCGGCTGCCCGTCATATTCGTTATTCCAGACTGTGAACTTATTTGAGGCCTTGAAGCCTCTCTCTCCTGCTGCCACGAATTCATCTCGGCCGGTGCTTTCGACTTCCGCAAAAACTTCTGTCTTCTCGTCAGTTTCATCAGTCTCGCCCGGATGTATAAGAGTAATTAATGCATCCATAGCGTCACTCCTTTGGCCGTCTGTAATTTCCGCCTTTAATTTTGGTGAGTGTCATGTTGTAGCACTCAATCAGGCGCTCGTAATCGCTGTTGATTGAGTAATTTGCCTTAACGTAATTAAGCACCGCCTCAATCACGAGAGGGTCTTCCAGCTCATCAATGTATGTCTGATGTACTCCGATTCTTTTTAAGTCTGTGAGTGCGACATCGATAAGCTGGCTTATGTCATCGTCCAGCATGTCAGTGGAGCTTTTTCTCACTCTGATTTTAGCTTTGTCTAGCAATTCCTCTCTCGTCATTTAAGCTTCTCCTTTTACGCGCCCGCTTTCTTTACACGGATAAATCCATTCTTGGAAGCTACTGAGCCTCCTACGAAGATATCTGCACGGTAAGCAACCTGTCCCTGCTTGAACTTGTAGTCGGTTGACTTTCTAGCATCGATATCAGAGAAGATTGCAAGCTCGTAGTTCTCAAGCGGTCCGTATGCCATCTCGTAAGAGCCTGCTGCTGTAGCCGGATCCGAAATGGCCTTGCATGCGCTGTTGATAATGTACGGTACTCCGTCAATGGTTCCTGTGTTGCCGTGGTTTACGATCGTGTAAACCTTTCTGCCCTGCTTGTCTCTGAGCTTTGCAAAGGCCTTAAGGTCTTTCTTGTTGAGAATGAGAACCGCGATGTCCTCGACCTCTTCCTCTCCGCCATAGCTGTAGATGATTTCATCGAGGGTATCTGATGCAATCTCTGTGATTGTGGTGATATCCGTCTTAGGATCAATGACCTGCTCATTCTCCTGTACCGGATTGTAGAAAATACCTTTAAGCTTTGATGTTGTACCATCTCCGATAAGGATCTGACGGCTGATGTATCTCCTAATAGCCATTGTCACGGATGACTCGACTACTCCGTCATAGTCAGCATCGGGAAGCTTGATCATTTCCTCAGGCTCCTCTGTGTATGCTGTGATCTTCTCTTTCTTGATTGTCACATATCCAAATTTTGGCTCGGTCGGGTTGTAATCTGCACCCTCCTCTGATGTGCCGGCGCCGTCTCCGTATGACTCAACATATCCTCTCTGATAAGTCTCTCCACCCGGTAATGGGATGGTCTTAACTCTGTCTATAAGGCTTGATACATCGTTAAAGGTTGGCTTCAGGTCTGATGCCTCGTGTGATGGGAGCACCGTCTGAGCTGTGGATAGAGCATTTTTAATTTTTTTCGACACGAGCTTTGCAGCAAATTTTACTGTATTGCCGTTTTTGATGTTTTTTCCGCGCTCTGAAATCTGGTCAAGTGCTCCATTTGAGCCCTCACCTTTCTTTGCGTCATCATCAGAAGCGCCTGCCTCTGATGCCATAGTTGCAAGTCTCTGTCTTGCCCTTGCGTCCTGGAGGATGCCGTTGATAATGTCAGCCTCCTCAAGAATCTGATCAAGTACCTCGCCATCTTCATCCTTTGCGAATGAATTAAGCTCTTTAAGTCTTGCTTTCAAGTCTTTTACACTCATGGAAATGAGCGCATCTTTAGTTAGTGCTGTGTACTCCATGTTAATCTCCTTTCGTGAAGTTATTTATTGTGATTTTTTTGATTTGATCACGCTTTTTTGTAGCCTGATTACGCTTAGCGTTGTCTGCAGCATCTTTGTTCTTTCGGGCTGAATCCATCGTTTTTTTGACGTTCTCCGGAATGTCAGCGTAATCTGTGACTGCTGCCGCGTATCCTTTTGTATCTGTCACCTCGATATCGAAGTATTCAGACGCATCAGCTCCGTTCAGCCATGTCTCTTTGTCCATCAGTTCCTTGATGGTGTCGATAGATACACCTTCTTTCAGGTGTTCTGCATAGATATTCACAATGCCTGTGGATATCTGGTCTAGGTCATCTGCCATCTTTCGCAGTTCTTCCGCATTACCTGTCGCTGACGTCCACGGATTGTGAATCATCAGAAATGCATTTGACGGTATCGTGGGCTTATTGGAGCCTGCGAATGCAATTACCGAAGCTATCGAGCCGGCAAGTCCATCAACGTATACGTTCACCTTATTGGACTGTGCATGACGCCTCAGCATGTTGTAGATTGCTATTCCGGCAAATACCGAGCCTCCACCGCTGTTGATATATACATTCAGGTCCTTGCCCTGCTGCTCGTTAAGGAAATTCTTGATTGCATCCGGATACTGGTCTTCATCCTGCCATGCTCCCCACCAGTCTGAGACAATATCTCCATAGAAAAATAGGTCAGCGCTTGTATCAGTTTGATTTTTGATTTCCAAGTTTTTAAATAATGGCACGTTAATCACCTCCTGTCTGATTTGCTCCGCTATTGGAATTACCACCAGAGCCTATCTGATATATGCTCTGTTCGTCTGCCTTGACATAATTGAGAGATACCATTCTTACATCGCCGTCCTCAATCGGTTCATAGTACAGCAGCTCTCTGTACTCGTTGATGGTGATTATTCCACGGTCGAAGAGCTGAGCTCCGATGTTCGTCCTTGTCTGCAGTGAGGCACACTGCAGTCTGTCAGCGGTGAACACTATCTTGTTACCACACCCGCGCTCGCGCTCTGATAGCAGCTTGAAGGTGCACTCAAGTGAGAGCTGTATCGCTATCGGTTCAATCACCGCCTCATAAAATGCATTCCACTCTGCCTCATCGAACAAGCTCATGAGAATCTTGTCATTGCAGTTGTAGTACCTGTAGATATTTTCTCGCAGGAACTGACTCTGCACCGTCGGTATGGTCTGTGTCTTCTGATTGATTTCATGGAAATCTGTCGAAGAATCAAGACCGCCAAGACCGCCCTCGTTGGATGCATCCATATATGCTTTTTGGAAGTTCACGACCTTCTCTTTCAGCTCATCCTCGTCGATGAAGTTGTTATATTTCAGATATCCCTTGAGGTTCGCTGACTGTCTGACCACGTTTCTTAGTGATTCTGCTGTCACATCCAACAGCTCCAGCGAGGTCTTGAGCTGTGCATCGGGTGGAGTACCTAAGAATCTCTTTTTGTTGTAACGTGATTTCAGATGGATGACCGCCTGATATGGCACTGTATATTCCTTGCCGTCATAGTCCCATGTGAACTTAAAAAACGTATTGCCCTTCTCATCGTCCCATATGCGGTGTGATGTGGTCGTAATGGGATTGATGGACTTCACTTTCGTGAAATCGTCGTTGTAGAATATGACTGCAAAGGCATTTGATCTGTATACCAGGTCTGATGCCATCTTGTAGAGTGCGTCATACGGTGTCATTTCCGGACTCCATCTCAGCGATAGCAATCTTGCCAAATAGTCGTCTCTGACAGTCAACCCCTTGGCATCATGCCTTACAAGCTGTGGCTTGAGCTTTCCGCAGTTTGTGCCTATGCAGTTTGCAATGGCTCCAACTATATCACTCTCGTATAGATCGCTACTCGGCTGATACTCGCCTCGTGATATGAGCAGAGGCATATATTTCCATTTTTTAAAATTGGCCAAATCTTTAAGTATTCCCGTCCGTCTCACCCCTTTCCTGTCTGCCTCAGTATCATGCTATCAAAAAAAGCCGGTCAATTCTGATATGATTGACCGACTTATCTTTTTAGGTTTTTTAACTGGTTTCCGTACTCCTTGTGGTACTTCATCTTGACTGTCAGTGCATCTATCACTGCCATAGTTCCATCTATGTGTGCCCGGGGCTCTATCTTTACAGGCTTCATTCTTGAATCGTTTATGTCGATGTCTACAGCTACATTCAGGAAATGAGCCTTTAGCAGATTATTGGCACCGATTTCAATTTTTTTGTCCTTTAGATTGCCCTCAAATGCATGTAGGACCGGTGTGAGGTTGGTTCCCTGATATACATCATCCACCTTGAAGCCGCTCTCCTTCATGTCCTGTATCAGATACTGTGAGGAGTAACGGTCGTAGCCTGTCATGAGCGGCTTGATTTTGTATATCCGAACCAGGTCTATGAACCATTGGAACACATCCCTGTACTGAATCTGATTCTCTCCGGATATTCTCAGGAAGCCCTGCTGCAAAAATATGTCATACGGCACTCCCTCCTCTTCGATTGCCCTCTTGTAACGCTCAAGTGGCATCCAAAACTGCGCGAAGATGTAATCAATGCCGTCCTTTTCTATGTCGACTGCTGCCGCCGTAAGGTCTGTTGTCTTAGACAGATCGATACCGCCGACACAATAGTATCCCTTGAAATCTTCAAGACTCAGCTTCACAGGTGACTTGTCCGCTTTCTTTCTCTGGCATCGCTCCACATCCTCGTAGCTCAGCCATGCAACAGAGCTGTTCTGCTTGATGTTGCAATATTTGCAGAGAAACTCTGATTTTTTCGACAGTGAGCCTTTTGCAATCTTGATTTCATCAATGTAGAACGACTCCGGGATTGCAACTCCCATGTTCGGGCTTGCTTTCCTTAGTTCATCTATGTTGTCCCATTTTTCGATGTCGTCAATCATGTACAAAAAAGGCAGAAATCGTACTTCCTGTGATGAACCTCTCAGAAACGCTGTCGCACGCCTGAAAAGCTCATCAAAGATACCGTCATTGACATAGCCGGCCGTAGATGTTGAAATGGTCAACGGCTCGTTTCTTGTGCCGGTACCGGATTTCATTACTTCATACTGTTTCAAGCCCTGCGGTCCCGGCCATGCTTCCATCTCATCATTGATGGTACATGATGGGTTAAAACCATCCGCTTTCTTGGCATTAAATGCAAGCTTCTTAATTGTCGTGTTCAGGCTCTCGATGTAGATGTCGGAGCGCCTTTTCTTGGTCAGTTCATTTAGCTCGTCATCTGCCTGTACTATCTGGTAAAAGTCATTGTACACAATCTCCGCCTGGTCTAATTTTGGTGCAAGGCAGTAGAGCTCACCGCCGTACTCTCCATCGACAAATGCACTGTACGCCATAATTGCTGCAGCTAAAATGCTCTTGCCGTTCTTTCTTGCGATGAGGATGAATACTTCCCTGAACTGCCTATATCCGGAATCCTTATCAATGATACCGAATATTGTAGACACAAGAGCCTTCTGCCATAGCTCCAGCTTGATGAGGTCGCTCCTTCCTTTGTTGTGGTGGCAGAAACTCTCTATGAAGTTGATGGCTCTTTGTGCTTTGCTGTCATCATACAGCCAGCGTCCGGAGTCAATTCCCGCAATTATGATGGTGTAGAGGAGTATGATCCATTCTCCGGCTATGATTTCGCCTGATGTAATTTTCTCATAATACTCACGGATATAGCCGCCCTGCTGCTTTTTCCTTCTTGGCATATTACTCTCTCATGGCCGCAAGCCTTGATACTTTTTTCTTCTCGTGTACCGGAAGATAGTCTATCAGGCTGTTTATGATGCTCGAATACTGCTTGGAATACTTGTCGTAAATTGTGGCTGACGGATGTGCCTTGGTGAACTTCTGAGCCGCGTTCCTGGTCTCAATCGTAAGCCCCTCTTTTTTGAGCTCCTCTTTTGCCTGATAGCATGCCACTTTTAGGAAAGCGGCTTCATCAATCAGTGAAAAAATGAGTTCTTTTCGCGCCGGATCGTCTACGCTCTCGAAAAGTTTTCTAAGATTTTCTATTTCTTTTTTGATTCTTGCGTTTGTCAGCTTATTTACTCTTTTTTTAGGTTTTGTCGGGCTTTTTTGTGTTTCTTCTGTCAATTTTATCCCCCCTCTTATTGTGCGCGACCTTGCGGAGTAAAATTTAGGTTGCTCCCTCGGTTCCTAGGGCGTCGTGCCATACGTGCACCCCGGGGGGTGCTGTCGCGCAAAATTATTTCTGTGTGTTCGATTTACGTTCGATTTGAATTATATTGCCGTATTCATCGAATCTGTATCGCTTCTCATACTTGCTCTTATGCTCTTCGTTGTGGTGCCTTGCGCAAAGAAGCTCAAGGTTGTCGAACGACAATGTAACTCTTGGGTTGTTAATATTCTCAGGCGTTATGTGCTTCTTGTGGTGTACAATGATTCCCGGCTCGACATCCTTGAGTGTTATCCTGCCCTCTGCCAGCTCCTTTGTACAGCGCTCACACATGCCACGCTGTAGCTTGTAGTATGCATCGCGTGTGTTCTTCCATGCCTGTGAGTGATAGAAAGCCTGTGCGTATTCCTTGGCCATGTTCTCTCCTTTGTGCATATGATACTATGTGTTGTCGTGTGATTGTGATACATCTATCATGTCCATGTGTACAGCCACTAGGTACATGAGCCTTGATCTGTAGCGGTAGAACAGAGACCTGCAGACCATGGTATCTCCCAGCATCTCCCAAGGTGTGTTGTACTGTATGCTCTCATAGAGCTTATCTATGAGAGCCTTGCGTGTAGATGCCGTGAATCCGTCAAGCTTCAGTTCTTTCATGGCGGCTTTGATAGCATTGTCCACCTTGATATCAAACGCTGTGGCTGTGCCTCTTCTGATGCGTTTCTTTCGCTCCTTGTCTGAGTGTATGAGTGCCTTAACTATTCTCTTGTAATCTTCTCCAAGGTATTCCATCGTGCCTCCTCAATTCCTAACCATGCGAGCGTATATGTAAAATGCTGCATTGATACCGTTATACTTGACCTCCGCATCCAGGAACTTGTAGCCCGGATATTCTTTGGTGAGCTCTGCCTCTAATACTGTGTGGTCTTTGGCCATCCTCTCGACACGGCGCTTCTTGAACTTGCTATAGCTCTTTGTCGGCTCCGGTGGCTTCTTTAAGTTTCTTGAGCTTACCCACCGCTTAGTACCGTGTGGATTTCTTGATATATATTCTCCTAAACCTGTGATGAGAAAATCATCATCAGGTGATATTCTTCGTGTGTTGGGTCTGTCGCATTTATTCCAGATTGATTCCAGCTCGTCTCTGTCCATGCCGTCTCCGGTCATGAGAATGTGGAAATGTGGTCTCACATACCCATCAAATGCGAGCACGTATATGTACTTGATGTTTCCAAGTCCTTTTCTTTTTCTCCGGTAATTTATCTTTGCAATAAAATTCTTGATATCTTTTCTTGCTCTCTCTTCATCTGCCGGAAGCTTGTCGTCGTTCCACCCGAACGTGCACCATAAGTCGCCTTTTCCAAAGTTGATGTTTCCAAGCCTTATCAGATACCGCCTTGCATTTTTATCATTCAGGTTCCTTTGAGCTTTGCTTGATGGTCTCTTCTTAGTCTTCGGCATGTCACTGAGCCTTGGGTAGCTCGGGTATATCTGAGCTTCAAGGAGAGTGGTCTGTGACTTTATGTTGGTGCACTTCGTGGTGGCTGTTCTGTACAGGCAGTTTACCTTGCCCTCTTTGAGAAGCTTCTCAAGCCTCTCCTCCTCGGTGTCATCTATGTATTTTTTGAAAGCCTCTTCGTAGTCGTAATTGTCGTATCTTCTCATACTGTGTACTCTTAAATATTAAAATCCCTCATATGTTACTACCCATTACAAGGACGATAAAGAATTTTTATCTACTATATTATGGGTTTACTGCTGCCTCTGTGCCGCTCTCATCTTTCTGTTGTATTCAGCCTGATACAGCAGCTTTTTGTCTGTTGTCAGAACGACTCGTTTAAGAGTGGTCTCATACTTTTTTAATTTTTCGCACGTTTGTTCCCATTCTTTCCATGTTTCTTTTTTCACGCTATCTTTTTTCATGATTTTTCCTTTCCTCTATATATGTAGAGACACAGCCTGCTTGTGCAAGCTGTGTATACATGTCTTATAGTATTTGCAGGCCGGTGTGCAGTCGATAGAATCAAATTCACACTTTTTGGTTTTTATTGGCTTTATGTCGCTCAATGTTCTGCTCTTCAACTGCTGCCTCCTTCGGCTCATATCCCATGCACTTTATTGGTCTGCTTGGTTTGCCGCATTTTTCATAATATTTGCAATTCTGACATTCATTTCTGTTCATTGTGTTTCGTCCTATTTGATTTTGTACTGATGCAAGCGATATATATCTAATTTTGTCCATCACCGCTCTCCTTATCCGGAAGTTTGGCTAGTTTCCACGGTGTACACCTATTGCCACTCCACGATGTTGATCCATTGTTCCAAACGTAAACTCTTCCATTCTCATATTTCGCAAAATATCTTTTAACCCACTTGGAAAAAATATTATCTCTTACCAGTATTGGTGTATCAACTGCAACTTTTGACCAGTCAACAGGTCTTGACAGTGTGCTTCTATCACTCAACTGCTCCACTACTTTATCCACATCATAGTCGGTTGACACTTCATCTGCCTTATCAATGAGGGTATTTAAAAGCCAATAGCTATTGATTACATCCTTTTCGTGGTTGTAAGTGTCTTTTAAATGCTCTATCAATTTATCTGCATCAATCAGTCTCATTCTCTACCTCACTTTTTGTTGCCTCTTCCTCTCTGATATTCACTATGTTCTGACAGCCACAATGTGGGCAGTCGAATGCCTCAAATGTCTTTGATGCTTTTTTCAGACATTCCAGCGCTCCTATCTTTTCTGCCGCCAAATATCTATTTTCCTTTATTAATTTGAATCTTTTTCCACATATTTTGCACTTCATATTATTATCCTCCTGAGGTAAAGGGAGCTGGGTAAGGGCTCCCTTGTGTGTTAAATGGCTTACAAATCAGTTTTCGTGATATAAATAATTCGCATGCCAAGTTTCTTTCGCTTTCGCAGGTGTTTCAACCTATAGTTCGTAGTGAGGCGTCTCTACCCAGTAGAAATCTACTCCCGAAAGGAGCCTTAAGACCTCAAGCTCCGGCTTGTAGGCGGGACTCGTGAAGCATATCCCGACTGCCATCTCGTCATTACATGACACGAGCCAGTCTCCGTGCACTGCGAAGGTGCTTGGTGGATTTTCGTCATCGCGGCACTTATCTGGGTTGACCATGGCCAAGCGCGCGTCGTTGATGAGGCGTGCTCCGCCCGGTGTCTTTACTACCGTCATCATATTATCGTTCTGCATGATCTTAATCGGTGAGATTAGTGCTTCCTTTGTATCCTCCGCCATGTCCCACAGGAGCGGTTTTCTTTCTGTTTCAAACTGTGGGTCGTGTCCTTTCTGGTATGTCATGAACTCGCCCTTTTCCGGTGCAAGACCGCATGTCTTGATTACGGTACCTAAAAATTCTTTTGTGATTTTTGCTTTGTCAGCTTCCACCATCCAGCCGGTACCGTTTAGGATGTACATGCCTTTCTCTGTGAGACCGAACTTGACGCCCCACGTTTTGTAATCAGTTTTTAAAATTTTTTCTAGTTTTGCGCAATCTATAAACATTCCGTCCCTCCTATTCCTGCGATATAAAACATGTCCTGATGCAGGATACATGTCTTGAGTCCGTGTCTCTTAACAACTGTGAAGTATTTCATTACATCAACTATCTCAAGCGTTTCTTTGCCTGTAGGCTCATCATCCTCACGCCCTCGCTGATCTGCTCTTATTCTGCGATAATCTACACAGACGGTTCTCTTGCCCTGCAGGTGGTCTATAACCTGCTGCCTTATCTGTTCAATAGACAGCCCTCCTATCGGTTCTCGTGCTGCTCTGTTGAGGTCCTGTGCGAATGCATTACTTTTACTCATTTTCTGCCTCCTAACTTTGTGCTTCTCCATATCTGTCAACCTTGTCGCGGAGCCATTGTCTGATTTTCTCCGGAAAAATTAAATCTGATGCCAATAAGTGGCCACTGTGATGCTCCTCTGCTATGTAATCAGCCAATTTTGCCACCGTAAGAGTGTTCATATATTCTCTTCTTGTCATGCATGCTTCTATGACTTCTGTCTCTGGCTTTTCGTCCTCTGTCTCCGGCTCATTTTCCTCTATGCTTTTGGCTTCATTTTCTTCCTTTTCAATGCTCTCAGGCTCTGATTTTTCAAGGATTTGTGGGGATTTTTGCGCCGGCGCAATTTGCTCTCCAAGGCTCTTTTCTCCTGTCTGTTCCTCGGGCCTGTCTGCAGGCTCTCTATTATCCTCTCTGCAGTCTGTATCTCCGTCGGTGGAATCATCCTTTTGCTCTTTTCCTGCTCCAGGAGCTGGCTCATTATCTGCCACGCTTCCCGATTCAGTCTCTTTGACCTCATCAGTGCCAGCTTCTCCAACTGCTGCATTGTCATCCTCTGGTTCAGGAGTTTCTGCTGTAGTATGCTCTCCTGTCGGCTCATTTTCCTGTGCTTCATCGTCTCCTCCAAAATGGTTCTGCCACGTTCTGGTGCCTGCTGCATCCTCATCAAAGATGGAGCTCATACGCTGATAAAACTCCCACCATGACATATTTTTTGGCGTGTCTCCAAACTTCTTGATTGTGACTCGATTCTCGTACATCATCATAAAGTAAAGACCTTTTTTGAATGAACGGTTTCCGGCCGGATTTACAATTTCTGCAAATCGGATCATTGACTCCTCGTCAAACTCGTTTGAGTACACCTCGTTGAGGATGTCCTTGTTCTCCTCAAAGAATTTCTCTATCAGCTGGCTTGTATCATCCGCCACGCCTGCTGCAGGCTCGGTCTTATTGAACCTCTTTAACTCTCTTATGTCCTCTCTTGATGTCTCGGGCTGTACCATCTGCCTATCGGAGTCGGGGAGCTTGAGCATCTCCTCAAGCTGGCTCCTTCCAAGGTCTGTATACTCCGGTCTCAAGTGCTCTGAATATCCGTCAATCGAGTATTCACGGTTGATGCTCATAAATCGGCTTGTGGTGGATGCCTCAAGTCCATACTCAGCCTTAGCAAATTCTGCTATGCTCTTGTAGCCATCATTTTCATAAAGTCTTTGGTCGTCAATCTGTCTGAGCGCATATCCTATTCTCACGAAGCTCTGCTTCACTCCTATAAGTTCCTGTCTCAGTTTCTGTTTCATCTGCGTCCAGTCATCTAGAGTCATCTGCACGTATTCCATATATCCTCCTATGCTGTATATGCTATAGCCATTACCGGCATATCTGCTGTAGTTGCTGCTGTCCTCAGTGTTCCTGTCACAAGCATTCGTATGTAAGCGTTAAGCCACTTCTGTATGTTCTCCTGGTCAGGCTTCTTATCATGAGCTCCATACCATTGCAGTATGTTCGGCACCTCGGAATCAATCTCGACAGTGACATATTGCGTATTTGGTGTGTCCTTGAACCTCAGAAAAAGTATGTACGTCTCTCCCCGATTGTGTTTTCCTAAGTAGTTATCTCCTCCGACACAATGATGAAGTACTCGTCCCTCTGTTACTATTTCCTCTGCTGACTTTGCCGGTCTGATGATGTATGTATCATCCTCGTAATAATATTTTTTTCTCAACTTCCTGTAGCTGTGTCGAATGTTCGGGAAGCGCGCCGCAACATCCTTCAAATGCTTGTCCAGTTTTTCCTTATTGACCTCTTCCACCATCTTTTCGTGGGCTTCATCCAGGTCATGTGGGAACTGATATACCGTGTTGGTCAGATCATAGCCTCTGTCTTCTCTCATGCTCAGGTAGTCAGCGTATGTAGAGGCCATGTGTCTGATTCTGTATACCGACTGACTGCAGCCTCCGTAATCACAGCATGCATATTTCTTTATGCGGTTTAATAATTTCTGCAATGTCATGTATTTCTCTGCGAGCACGACCTGTGTGTATGTGAGTCCGGTTTCTGCCAGCTGCTGCACCTGTTCATCTGTCCAGTTCTCCATGGCTCTCTTCTCCATCTGCAGAACCCTCAGCAGACTTATATCTCCTTTTTCCTTGATAAGCAGCTTAAGCTTTTCCTTTCTGATGCCGAGAAACTCATCCGGCCTTGTTGCTGTTTCGTCTTCGATGATTCCATACTGGCATTTGACAAGCCTCTCAGCTACTCCTATCAGGTGCATCTTCACAAGCATTTCAAGCTGTGGTGTACGCATGTAGCACTCAAGGTACTCAACCGGATTGCATACGCTCATGAGACTGTTTGTGTATTCCTTCATAGCACTGTATTGAAACATGGTCCCTGTCATCTCATCATATGTCTCCGGCAGGATTGGCCCGGAATTGATTCTGATGCTTGACAAGCCATATAGATTGCAATCATCCCAAAAGTCTTTTCCTACATACGGATCATGCTTGTTGTAGTCAACCTGCACCTTTTTGCCGGGTTCGAAATATGCTCTTGCCAGTTCAACCCCCGACAGCTTTTCATATGCGTCGTACATTTCGTTGCCGTTCTCGCCGGCAACGAAGCCGAGCGTCCACTCTTTCTCTACTTGTATGTACCTCATAACAAAGCCATTATCTTTGTATTTCTGTCCGAGAAACAGATACCGGGTTTTTCTGATGCTGCCTTTTACTTTTCCTTTGCACTTGTACTGTCCGCGTGCACCACACATAGGACATGTGCCGAAGCTGTTCTCTCGCGGCTCTTCTATGTTTCTCTCAAACTGGTCCTCGTATGCTCCACTGCTTTTCCATCTTGCAGTGGTCACACCGCCACACTTACTGCAGGCTATGTCAGCCCGGCTTCCATGCTTCTTGTAATACAGAAAGTGCTCATCATGGAAATATACGTGATCGGCTCTGTACAGTATTGCTTTTTCAGGTAGTGCCTTGGTGTTTGCCTGCCTGTCCTTCAGCGCTTCCTGACGTCTCTTGTGCTCTCGCTCTACTCTGTTTATCCTTTCTGTTGATGTGATGTCGGCCTCGTATCTTGATATGTGTTCCCACCACCAAGAAGGGTTGAAAAGCTTGGTGCCGCAAAAGGTCTTTATCCTCTCAAGGTCTTCCGGGCTCTGCAGGATATTTTCATCTGTCAGGGTTCCCCCTGTGTGTGTTTCCATCCATATGGGTCTGTAATATGAAACCTGTTGGCGTGTCCATACATGTTTGTCCGGCCAGTATGTGCCGAAATCCTTCTTGGTGAGTGCGATTCTCACTACAGGAATCTTTTTTGACTCCTTTTTATTTTCGTACACCTCAAGGAGCAGGTGCTTTTTATGTCCTATGATCTTGACTGCAGTAACTCCAATGTACTTCACAGATTTTTTTCTGCTTATCTTCTGTAGTCCCAGGTATGGTATTTTTTCTATTGTTTTTTCTTTCATCTGTAGTGCCTACTTTCCCATGTAGTAGTCTGTGATTATCTTCTTGGCTCTTGCCATGCCCGGTATGCCGAGTGTGACTTTGCTCGCTGATACGCCTGCTGCCTTGATGATATCCTTGTCCACCGTCTGCTGATTCTTGAAGGACCACATCAGGATGGCGGCTATACAGCCCTTCAATGTTTTGCCTTTCTTTCTGACATTGTGAGCCAGGAGCTCATTCTCCATGCACTGGCCTCTTAGGTACTCCACCCAGTCCTCCATAATTTCTTTCGGTTTAAGTTCTGCTGCCTCGACATCAATCTTGCCGAGTGCCGCCGTGAGCTTATCGCACAGCTCCGGGATTTCTCCGTTGGTGTATAGGTCCACGAAATCAGCCTGTATTCCATTTTCTTTTGCCACTACCTTGAGGGATTCTATGTCACCCTCGTTAAGCAGGTTTTCTGCAAGCTCATTTATCTCGCTAAACGAATCAAATTCTCCAAACTTATCAAACATATGGTTTCTCCTTTAAAAAACTCCATTTATCGTATTTTCGCTCTGCATCCGTAAAATCCGGATAAAACTCATCCAGATATGCTCTGAACATGCCGAGCATCTCTTTTCTATTTCCACTGTTGCCGTTGTCCAGCATATGATGGTGGTACCGGCATCCGACTGCTCCGTTCTGTCTGATGCCAAGTCCCATTGAAGAGCGTGGTATGTAGTGCATTATGTCCATTACGCTTCTCGAAAGGACTTCTGCCGGCGGCATCTTATAGCCTATCTGACAGAATATGCATTTGTAATTGTCGCGCTCCATGATGGCAGTGCGCTCTATTTGTGAAAATTCAAGATATTTTGTATATTTAGGCATATGGATTTTCCTTCTTTTTGTGCTATAATATTTTTATGGTTTTTTCTTTTTATTGTTATTTTTTCACGCAGAGTCCGGTCAGGAAATTAAATTTTCCCGACCGGTCTTTTTTATGCCTCAATCTGCATGACATATGGTGTGTCGTTCTCCATACGCTCATCTACGTCCTGAAGCATGATATCTGTCAGCTCCTTCAATGCCTCGAACATGCTGTCGGTGATGAGTCTCTTATCGTGTCTTTCCTTCACTACTCCGATTATGTAGCCGGCTGTGAGTGCAGCTTCCTTTACATCTGCGCTCTCCTCAATCTTTCCGATCATGCCGATGCACTTCTTAAATTCCCTGTACTGTTTCATTCCTGCTGTGTGTTTTTTGAATAATTTCATGGTTTTTTCTCCTTTGCTGTTAATATACCCAAACCCTCATTCCGAGTCTTGGCTTGTCAATTGTCTCAATAAATTTCACTATGAGTGAATCGAAGTCCTCTATCTTATCATGCGCTCTGACTCTTATACCCTCGTACAAGAGCTCGGCATCCTCATTCGTGGATCTGTACACCTCCATGTAAGATGCCGGGCCTATTCTGCTTGTTACCTCTTTTAGTTTGAAATCCGCTCTTTCCATCTTTATTACCTTCCTTTCGCTGGAAATCTTTTTGCTAAGTCTCTTGTTGCCATCTGAAATGCCTGCTCTCTCTCGTCTCCTGTGGCTCTGATTATTTCCCGGCCATTCTGCAAAATCCTGATTGTGTGCTCTCCAGGCTTTTCTTTGAGCGCCATTGAGAGATGGTGCCGTTTCTGTCTGGGACTGAATGTCTCATAGAAGAGGTCTATCATTGTCTTCATACAGTTTTCCTTTTCCCTTTCCGTGCTCCTTTTCTCGTGCTATAATCACGCTATAAGGAGGTATTTTTTATGAATAATACTCAATACAAATTTTTAAAGCTGCTTTATAAGCACGGAGCAACAGCAGCTGATATTCAAAATCATTTCCCGGAATACAAGACCAATTCTTCTCTTACCGACAGCTCTTTTCAAAAGTTGTTCTTTTGCAAAGACAGCCGTTTTTGCTTGACACCCTTGGGTGAAGAGATGTATGAGTGCAGGAGAAGAGATGGTTTCCGTTTCTGGCTCCCGATTGTGATATCTGTCATTGCTCTTGCATTGTCAATCTATTCAATCTATCTACAGCACGCCTAATTGGCTCAAAATTACAATCACGGATATAATGATTGATGCTATTGACGGCAGAAGAGAAATCCACCAGTATTTTTCTTCTGTCTTTTCTTTTTCGTAATCTGTCATTTCGTTCCTCTCCCCGGGCTTGCCGGAACACCGCACGAAATGGATTCATTGTTCACA